CAAACCCTGCACCGATATTAGACATCAAAGCATTTACTTTCTCGTCGTCCCATCCAAAGGCCTGCTTCATTAGCTCAGCGGCAGACTCTCTAGGTATAGTACCGATAGAGGCTGCCGTTAGGATTTCGACGGCACTAGTTACCTGTGCACCGTTTAGCATCTCTTGACCTGCCGTCGGTGACATACGTTCAGCGTCGATGTCTAGCATCAAGTCCTCGACTTGCTGGCTGCTTAGCTGTGGGTTTAGTGTGCTGATAGCGCGCTTTCTAGTAGTGAAGCCTGCCGCAAACTCTTCCCTCTGATCGTTAATGATCTGACTGCGCTGCGTGCCTACAGGGATCACAGAGAATTTAGTCTCTACTTGAGCCGTTGATGTAGGTATGTATCGGTACTCGATCTCTCCGTATTGCGCCCATATAGGCTGCATCGAGTGGAATATCAGATTCCATAGGTCTTTTTCAGCCTCTTGGAAGTAGAGTGTTTGAGCCTGACGAACGTCAAACGTGTCGGCCTCATCTATGATCTTAGCAATACCGCTAGCGTAACTGTCTTGCGTCAACGCTCCTACAGTCTGCGACTTGATGCCTTTAGATCCTAAAAACAGGCTTAGCTCTGATTGGATCAGGTTAAGAACCTCTTGATAGTCTACCTCTGGTTTGAGCGTTCCGATCTCGACGTCCTTCTCAGGATCGTCTGACTTTAAGAACCATAGAGCGTTAGGAGAGTAGTTTAGGTTCTCAATACGGCCGTTAGTGACGTGTGTTATAGAGAAGCTAGAGAACATGCTAGCGACGTTTAGATCTGTCAGGGCCATTGGTATAAACTCTGTCATGCGGATCGTGTCACGGTCTGGAACTGGACACAGGCGAAGACTTGAGCTATTCACATATACAAACGGCAACACACCGTATCGGTTTACACCGTCAGGATTGCCTAGCTCGGTCATAGCTTGCACGTCTACCGTCTCGTCAGACTTGACGACTAGGAACTGATCCTTGTCGTATACCCAATAGATCTGTCTATTCTGTGCGTCTATGCCTGCTAGGATAATAACCATAGTAGGCTGTAGCCTGTTATAAGGATCGTCGCTATAGACAACAAAGCGGTCGTTAGGGATAACGCGAAGCTGAGGTATACCGTCCATGACGTATGGATAGATCAGTGTAGACTGGCAAGCGTTAAAGAGCCTGTTAGCTATATGCATGACCGAGTTGACGTTAGTTTTCTCGACGTACCAACTAAGCAGGTTATCGTCCTCAGTAGAGCCGTACTGGACGCTTCTCAATACCCCTGTCTGATAGATATTGCTTAGTTTCTCAACATATCTAGGCATGATATTGATCGGTACCACGCGCTCTTTAGCGTACTTCATTGCTTTAGGAGAGAGCTGCCTTTCAAGGGACTTGATAACGTAAGGCTCTAGGTTTCCCTCTAGGATATCTAAAGTCTTAAAGTTGCACTGTAGTACTTCCGCGTGGCCTTGGACGGTAGCGCACACTAGCTTAGGATCTATCATTTGCTTCGCTCCTTAAAGAATGATCGAGTGGCTTTCGCCTCTGTTTAGCTCGTTATGTTTTCTAACGATAGCATATCCGATAGCCGTTGTAATATGCTGAAACTCATTCGAGTCGTCTTCGATATAGTTAGCTCCCTTTTTAAGAGCTGTCAGCTTCATACCTCTGTCGGCAGTCGGGACACCGTGTAGCTTTAGTCTGATCTCTCCGTTGCAGTTCTTACAGTAGCTATTGACTATGTTATGCCTAAGTCGAATCGGTGGATTGCTGAGACGTACTTTGTAGGCGAAGTTAATTCCCTCTCTAGTAAGCCTCTCGGTGATTATATCATAGTCACTTCTCTTAGAGTTAGTGCTACGTGACTTTCCCGTAGCGTCACCGTCTATCTCATAGCGCGGGCCTTGCTTGATAATTCCTCTTAGAAATAGCTCGTCAAGTGCGTCCTCAGTCCTAGCACCGTGGATTACTACTTCTTTAAAGACGTGGAACACTCCGTCCTCAAAAGCCATCGCTACGGCAGACAGAGGCTTTCCTAGGCCGATGTTAAAGTCAAAGCTGATCTGGATAACCGTCTCGTCTCTAGGTTTCCACGGCTCGTTACTATACTGCGCCTGAGAGTCGTAGGCGTAGTAAACTATATCCCTAGTGATCTCTATCCACTCTCCATATAGCATACGCCTAGCCATCTTAGGATCTAGGTCAGACTTTAGCTTGTCGATATAGCTTCTCGGCAGGAACGGGTTGTCCTCAGTGCGCGAGTAATAGACGTGGCGCGTTGGGTGCTTTCTACCTATGTTAGGCTCTATAAAGTAGCGATACGCCCAATGACTGGGAGCGTCTGGGTTAGTAGCTGATATGATCAAAGGTGTCTTGATATGCGGCAAGCGTCCTACACGCATATTGATCTCATGATATGCGGTCTCGTCGTCACCGATATTTTCAGTTAGCTCCTCGATAGCAGCCATACTCAGCTCGATCGATCGTAGCTTTAAGTAGTGTTTATCAGCCCAGCTTCTCGGTATGATCTCAGAGCCGTTACGCCACGCGACACGTCCAGTAGAGTCGTTCTGCTTATAGAGACTAGGATCTAGGTCGCTTATATGCTCGATAATCTTTTTATAGAGCGTGTCTTTTAAGTCAGGAAGAGCACGCCTACCGATCAGAGCTGCCGCTTGGTAGTTCTCTATGCAGTGCCGAGCGATAACGTGCGCCATGAGGATAGACTTGGCAGAGCCGATAGATCCTGACAGTAGTACCTCATGGGTTCCAAGCGAGTAGTCAAAACTAGCGATGTCTTTAATGACCTTAGCCTGCATGGGTATCAGGCGCGGATCAAACTCTTGAAAGGTTGGTGTAGAGCCTATCATTTCTTTTTAACCGACTCGCGGAGAATTAACGGGACGGTAGCCTTCCAGTCAATTGCATGGTGTAGCCTTTTATTTTTGCTTTGAAGCAACTTAACTTTAACAGATGATGGATGGTACATAACCGAATAGAAACTTTTAATATAAGTGCCAGAATCTAAATATAACTCTGTCATGCCACCTGAATTAGACTGCGTTACTGTCTGAGTCAAACTTACTTGATTAGAAGTAAAAAGTATAAGTCCTGTGCTAGCTTTCCTAGTATAGGTATTCACGTCCTCATTAATTCTTCCAATAAACTTAAACGGTCGTTCTGTTGAACAAAAAAAAGAGTTCATACATTTTCTTGTTAATTGTGGGCAAAAAGCATTTTGATTTCCTGAACCACCTATAAAATCTCCTCCTTGAGCAATAGATATAGAATCTATTTTTGAATTGTCTAAAAAATACAAAATATAATTAAATATTTTATCTAAACTTCTACAAACATGTGCCGAATAATTTAAATTGTTATCAAAACGCCAGTCAAATTTAACATAGTCGTCGTCCAGCTGAACAAAATATTTTAAATCAAGACTTTTAGCTATCTCGAAGCTTGCATTTCTTGCGTAGATAATAGCGCGCATGTCGTTAAAGTTATCGCCTTGGTCAAATGTTTTAGCTATAGCTTTTTTGTCGAATACTATAACTTCGTCCCCGTATTTTTCTATATACTCATCTTTTTTTTTATCTAGGTCATCAACAATTAAATAAATCTTTCCTGTATAGCCTGACCTTCTAAGCGTTGAGTATGTCTTAACCTTGTTAGGGCGTCCGTTAGTTAAAATAAACGCCGCAAAATCTTTATCCGTTTTCATCTGCGTAAGCCTCAGCTATCTCTTGAGAAAGCTTTACAAAGCCATTCTCGATTGCCTTATTAAAATCAATAATCACTAAAGCAGAATCCTCAAACAACTCCTGTGCAGGCTTATCAGAGTGCGCGTAATACTCGGCAATATTTTGATAGTTGAAAACAACGTGCCTGTAAGCTGCGTATTTAAGAAAATCCTTTTCTTTTTTATGTAAATCAGAAGCGTCTATTTTTTTAATTAACTCGTCAGATTTTTTTGTATCAAATAATTCTTTAACCTCAGGCTTTGGTCCAGTTGGCTCGTAAACTGGCGCTTTTATTTTCTTTGTATAGGCGTCTTCATCGTCACTTCCTGAACCTGATTCACTGTATTTATCTAAGATATCTTTTAGGTCGTCACTATCCCATCCAAGTCCTTCTATATCCCAGCCAGACTTATCCAGTTCTCCTAGAATTTCTTTTAGATTATCGTCGTCCCATGCTGCTAGCTCAGAGGATCTATTATCGACAAGCCCGAAGGCTGTAGCGTCCTCTCCAGTGAGTTGGCTTCTGGTAATGTCGATAGTCTCCCAGCCAAGCTCTTTAGCTGCCGTGACAGTGCCGTTACCTGCTATGATCACGTTGTCTTTAGTCACCACGATAGTCCTTTGCTGACCAAATTTGACTAGGCTAT